GTATCCTGGTGAGTTATATAGTGCAAGTTATGAACTGGAATATGGTACTGATACGCTTGTACTACAAAAAGGAATCTTAGGACACACAAGCCGTGTATTGATTGCAGATGATTTAGTAGCAACAGGTGGAAGTTTAACCGCGGCTGCAGATCTCATCAAGCAAGCAGGAGCAACACCATTAGCATGTGCAACTGTAGTTGACTTGGGGTATTTACGTGACAGTGACCCTATAGAAATTTGTAGTATGGCCAAGGTATGAAAGTAGGATTTACAGCAAGTGCATTTGATTTATTACATGCTGGTCATGTACAAATGCTACGTGAAGCAAAAGAACAATGCGACTATTTAATTTGTGCATTGCAAATGGATCCTAGTTTAGATCGCAGAGGCAAAAGCACACCTGTACAAACTATTGTAGAACGCTATGCACAATTAAAAGGTGTGCGTTATGTAGATGAAATTATTCCATATAGTACTGAAGAAGACCTAGAAGATATACTGAGTATGTATCATATAGATGTAAGAATATTAGGTTCAGAATACAGAAACAAAGATTTTACAGGTAAAGATATATGTCGCAAACGTGATATAGAATTATATTTTAACAGTAGAGACCACAGATTTAGTAGCACTGATTTACGAACTAGGATTGCTGAAAGGGAAAAAGAATGAGTGTAGATGATATACACAAACAAGATAAATTATGGTTAGAACGCCTTCGTGCAGTTGCTAATGAATTTGATGATTTTGAATTAAATGCAATTGCAGATAGGTTCAGTCAACTAACTGACACTGCCGCTACCCGTAGGCACTGGTGTGATGGTAACGAGAAATAATCTACTAATAGTAGGCGACAGCTTTGCTGCATCAAATCATAATAGGTATAGAAAGAGCTGGCATTTTATGTTGCAAGCTCATTATAAAGTAACAAACCTAGCACAAGCCGGAATAAGTGAATATAAAATACTCAAGCAGTTACGTAGTATCTCATTAGATAGTTTTGATACTGTATTAATATGCCACACTAGCCCATATAGAGTGCATACAAAAAATAGTATACATAAAACAGAACTACACAAAGACTGTGATTTATTATATAGTGATATAGAATCTCGACGTTGGAGTTTTAACCCTGTAATTAGTTCTGCTTATGGATATTTTATGCATCATTATGATATAGAATATTATGAGGATATTTACTGTTTATTTAGAAAAGAACTAGACTGCTTAACAAGTAATATAACAACATTACATATAGATCATTTTGATACACCGGCTGTCATAGAAAGAAATAGATTAGACTTATCACAATTGTGGAAGCTAAACAAAGGCAATATTAATCACTATAGTGAACAAGGAAACTACTTAGCGTATAATCGTATAAAGGGCAAATTAGATGAAATATAAAAAAACAGGCGAAAATAGTTGGATTATAGAAGTGCAGGAAAATGGAAAAACTAAAGAATTGTTTATAGAATTCCCCCCAGAAGCACTAGACCAAGTTGGTTGGGACACAGGTGACACATTAATTTGGGAAGAACTAGACCATGGATACAGCGTAACAAAGAAAGACACTTGACATTTGGTCTAAATACGTGTATTATAATACAAACATTACAGGTAAATAAATGAAACTTAGATATAGCGAAGCATTTTATAGCGTACAAGGTGAAGGCAAGTTTGTAGGAGTGCCTAGTGTATTCCTGCGTACATTCGGATGTAACTTCCGTTGTATGAACTTTGGTACTAACGAAAAACGTGATCGTTGGCAACAACATGCTGATGGGCAACGTTACAATCCAGAAGTACTCGGCTTACTTGAAGCTGGCGTACATGAAACTACAACTACTTTTGAAGACTTGCCTATTGTACACACAGGTTGTGATACATATGCAAGCATTTATCCTGAATTTAAACACTTTAATAGACAGGCAACTGTTGACGAAGTTGTTGAACATTTGTTGTCCCTTACTCCAGAAGGCAAGTGGACAATGGATAATGGCCAGGACATACACTTAATTATGACTGGTGGTGAACCGTTGTTGGCGTGGCAACGACTGTACATACAACTATTTGAACACCCACGCATGCAGGATTTAAAAAATGTTACATTTGAAACAAATACTACACAAAAGTTACACAACGAGTTTTACGACTATCTCAACACTCAAGACAGATTTGAAGTCACTTGGAGTTGTTCCCCTAAACTTAGTGTTAGCGGAGAACCTTGGGAAACTGCTATACTCCCTGATGTTGCTTATGAGTATAGCCTTGTTGATGGTAGCGACATGTATTTTAAGTTTGTTGTTGCTACTCAAGATGATTTTGATGAAGTTGGCAGAGCTGTTGACGCATATCGTGCAAAGGGCATCAACTGTCCTGTATACCTTATGCCGCTCGGTGGTAGATCGGAAGAATACAATCTTAACGTCAAAGAAGTCGCAGAAGCCTGCATGGAACGAGGATGGAGATTTACTCCAAGACTCCACATCAGCTTATTCGGAAATGCCTGGGGAACATAGTAGAGATATGGATGCATTATACGATATTAAAAAGGAAACTAACGAACAGTTAGAAAAGGCAATGAAGGCACCTATTGATCAAGATAGGATTAGAAAGGCAGGTTGGTAATGAAAATAATTAAAAAGGCGATGGCTAAAATACGCCTAAAAGACGAAAAACTAGAAAAAGAACTTGCCACTATTAATGAAGAGCCTTGGGTAAAAGTCATTAATGTAACAATGGCAGATCCAAAAGATCCTAGCACAGGCTTCTTTGAATTGGATTGGAATGAAAAATTTGTTGACAGTTTAATAGAAGCAGGCTATAGTGGAAGGACTGCTGAAGAAACTGTTGATATGTGGTTTAATGATTTATGTAGAGGTGTTATAAGCGATGAGTTCGAACAAGAAGGATAAAGACCTTTGGAGTATAAGTTATAGTTATACACAAGAAAACTATGACCCGTTTGTTGCGTATAAACGACATACAGTAGAAAAAGAATTGGAACTGCTTAGAGATATAGATTTGTGGGTAGACATCATGGGAGATGAATTGCCTGAAGCTCAAGCACTAATAAAGAAGATTATGAACAAATGACATATATACTTGTAGACACTGCAAACATGTTTTTTCGTGCTCGTCATGTAGTACGTGGAAGTGATATTGATACAAAGATTGGCATGGCATATCATATTATGTTTAGCGCAATCAATAAAGCATACAAAGACTTTGACGGTAGTCATGTTGTGTTTTGCTTGGAAGGTCGTAGTTGGCGAAAAGACTTTTATGTACCTTATAAAGCAAATAGGGCCGCCGCCCGTGCCGCTCTTACAGAAGCAGAACAAGAAGAAGATCAGGCATTCTGGCAAGCATTTGATGACTTTAAAACTTTTATTGACGAGAAAAGCAATTGCACAGTTCTACAACATGGTAGCGTAGAAGCAGATGACTTTATTGCTCGTTGGATACAAAACCATCCTAACGACAAGCATGTTGTTATTAGCAGTGATAGCGACTTCTATCAGCTCATTAGTGAGAACGTTACACAATATAACGGAATACAGAACCAACATATTACATTGGATGGTGTATTTAATGACAAAGGAAAACCTGTAAAAGACAAAAAAACAGGAGAACAAAAACAAATTGAAGCGCCTGAGTATCTACTATTTGAAAAATGCATACGTGGCGATACTAGTGATAATGTGTTTAGTGCATATCCTGGTGTACGTAAAAAAGGCACTAAAAACAAAGTAGGTATGTTGGAAGCATTTGCAGATCGCAACAACAAAGGCTTTGATTGGAATAACTTTATGCTACAACGTTGGACAGATCATGAAGGTGAAGAGCATAGAGTATTAGATGACTATCAGCGTAACCGTACACTGATTGACTTGACTGCACAGCCTGATGACATTAAAGGTGTACTAGATAGTGCTATTGTAGAGCAAGTAGAAAAGAAACCTACAAGCCAAGTAGGTATTAAATTTATGAAGTTCTGTGGTAAGTATGACTTGCAAAAGATTAGTGATAATGCAACTGATCATGCAAACTACTTAAACGCAGCTTATGGATCATGAAATATACAGCAAAAAACATAATTAAAGACAAATTTTGGATTGTCTTAAACAACGGGGAAAAACTGGGTACTGTAAAGTACACAGAAGGGAACTACGTATTTTTTGAGAATGTGAACAAAAAGACTCATGTTTACAATCAAGAAGAATTTGATAAACACTTTAAGGTCATAAATACAGATAACAGTAAAGGCAGTTTTGTAGATGTATTTGGATATAACACAAATTGCGAAGAGGTGTTTAATGTTAGGACGGAAGAAAATGTTCCGGTCTTCACAAAGACAGTAAACAGTAAAAACTTTCATTGTGCGGGCTACTATGCCATTTATTTCCCTTCCATTAAGTGGAGTTCGGCTTTTTGCCCACGGTTAAAGACACTAAAATCGTATCCGTTTATGGGTCCTTTCAAGACCGAGTCAGACGTGAATCTGGCTATGAAAAGGAAACGATATGAAGAAAGCATTGAAGAAAGTACTAGCACCAGCTATACTAGCACTAACATGTAGTATAGCGTTTGCTCAAGAACCCAAAAATCCAGCCATAACTTTACCTGGCGGCGTTACAGCGTTACCATTAATAATGCCATGCAGTAAAAGTCAAATAATATTTGATTTACTTGAAGGAGACAAATATAAAGAATCTCCCATAGCACTAGGCAACTCAAATATATTTAGACCAGACAATGTTCCAGTACCTGGACAGTTGACGATGTGGTATAACGCTGATAAGAGAAATTTTAGTATTGTCTTTACTATAGGCGGCTCAGATATAAGTTGTATAATATCAAGTGGTACTGGAATGGAACTAATACCTGCTTATTTTGGTGAACCCATTTAAGTGTTAAATACGTTGTTAATACTAAATAGTATTACAAGACGTAGGAGAACACAGTGGCAAGACCTAAACCAACAATAATACTAGAACATACAGATAATCAAACATATCGCAGTGAACAAGTTCTACAAGCAGATGCAATATATGCTGTTTTTTATCAAGGCAACCCTATCAATTTAAGAAGTTTAAACAGTTTAGTAAACTATCCAGGACCAAAATACAAAAAAGTAAGTTTTAGTAATAGTGGGCATGCATTTAATTTAGCAGAACGGCTTAATAAAATGTTTAAATGTAAGGACTTTACTGTAGTTAAATTAAGCGATGGCGAAGTAATTGACGAAGACGACATCATTACATGATCAGATTGTAACCTCTCTAATAGACAAATATGGCAGTGGTGTTGATATGCGACCACGGGATCTTTTTTATAATACAAAGAAAAAAGGTCTACGGCTTACAAAATTAGGTTATGAACTTTTACGAAAAGATTATGACAGTTATGCATTTGCTCATAACAAAGAAACCAAAGTCACAGCTAGGCATATACTTGCATTAGATAAGGAAATGCAATGGCCTTATTATCTAACAAACAAACAAATTGTACTTTTTAGTGAAGAAGATAGTGTAATTTTTAAGCTAGTAGATGGCTATGAAAATTGGATTAATTCATTAAATTAGCTTGACTTCCTGACCAATATACATTATATTATATAAGTAACTTAACAAAAAGGAACTTAGTATGATTATGGAAGCATGGCTATTAGTTACAGCCGTAATTTTTACGTTTGTAGGCTATCGTATGGGCAGTGAATCAGGTATGCATAAGGGTATCGACGGTACTTTGCTTATGCTGAGCCAACAAAAATTCATCAAGATTACTGAGTTACCTAATGGTGAAATTAGTATAGATAAGGCAGGTGAATGATGTTAGAAGCAATTAGTACAGATTTTTTAAAGAAAACAGATCGTCAATATGATCCACAATTTGTAAGAGATGCACAGACTTGGTATACAAGATTTACAGGCGGTATTGGTAATGCTAGTAGAGATGATATTATAGAAATGTATCTACTTTTAGCAAAAATAGATGAAAAAAGTGTTGACAAGTAAGGCGTTTTACTTTATAGTATAAGAGTAACTTAGATAGAGGAAAGAAAATGGCACTAGCTCAAGAAACACAAGCACGTACTGTAACACTTACAGAAGCACGTAAGTATATTAAGCACCATGCTAAAACAAAGCGTCCTGTAATGATTTGGGGACCACCAGGTATTGGTAAAAGTGATCTTGTTTCACAAGTTTGTAACAGTTATGCAAACAGTTTGCTTATTGATGTACGTTTGTCGCTTTGGGATCCAACAGACATTAAAGGTATTCCTCATTATAATTCCGTAGAAAATACAATGCAATGGGCACCGCCCACAGAGCTTCCAAATGAAGAGCTTGCCGCACAGTATGATACTATCTTTTTGTTCTTGGACGAGCTTAATGGTGGAGCGCCTGCAGTACAGGCTGCCGCATATCAGCTTATCCTTAACCGAAAAGTTGGTACATACAAACTGCCAGACAATGTTGTGATTATTGCCGCAGGTAACCGTGAGACTGACAAGGGTGTTACATACCGTATGCCTAAGCCGCTTGCTAACCGTTTTGTACACTACGAAGTACGTGTAGACTTTCCTACTTGGAGTATTTGGGCAACAGACAACAATCAGAATCCTGATGTTGTTGGTTACTTGACTTTTGCTAAAGGCGATCTTTATAACTTTGATCCTGCTAGCAACGATCGTTCGTTTGGTACGCCACGTACTTGGAGTTTTGTTAGTGAGATACTTGAAGATGTAGATGACTTTAGTGACGAAGAAGTTACTGATATGGTTGCAGGTGCAGTTGGAGAAGGACTTGCACTCAAGTTTAAAGCACACCGCCAGGTTGCTAGTAAGTTGCCTAACCCTACACTTATCCTTAAAGGTGAGGTAAAGGATCTTAAAACAAAAGAGATCAGTGCAATGTACTCACTAAGCACTAGCATGGCATACGAGCTTAAAGCACAATATGAGCAAATTGGTCGTGATCTTGAAAAAGCAGACTTTGATAACATGCTTGATAATGTATTGGGCTTTATGATGAAGAACTTCGATCCAGAGATGATCATAATGGCTACACGTCTTGTATTTGTACAGTACGGTGTAACGGCTAACTTGCGTAAAATGAGCAACTGGCCCGAGTTTATGAAAAACTACGGACATCTTATTAAAGAAGCCTAAAAAGGCAAAAAAGATTAAAAGGGTCGTATTAGCGACCCTTTCAGCATAAGTATTATTATGCGTTACGAAGAACGAGGTGTATTTACCTCAAAGAGTTTTGTAGTGAATATACCAGATGACTGTGGTTATGAAATAAGATTTAATCACAATATAGATTTAAGAACTGAAGGCGTATCAGCAACTTATATAGACTGGTGTGTTGATAACTGTTTTGGAAAATTCGGCTGGTGGTTTATAAGAAGAGGCTCTAACCGCGATAGTAATGCATATCTAAGTTTTGAAAACGAAGAAGATCTAGTATTATTCAATTTAACACATGACATCACTAATTAACATTCCAAGCGATATGCGTAAACGCATTAACAATAGATTATATACTACTCAATTGTGTATAGAACATTGTGGTATGGCTAATCCAGGACCTGCGGATATACGTAGGTTTAAAGAAAGTTGGAATTTAGATTATAAATGTCCAATAAAAAGTATTTCAAAAGCACAAAAAATATTAAAAGAGCAAGAATGTCCCCCGTTGCTATATGATATTCGCACAACTAATTGGGACTGGAACGGTCCTGAAGGAATGCCAGAATGGAACGACATAGAAACTAAACGCTTTATAGTATTTTTTGAGGAAGAAGATTATATTCTTTTTAAATTATTATATAATAATGCTTGACATTGGTATGATTATATCGTATCATGGTATAGTAATTAAAGAGGAAGTGTGAAATGACAGCGGTAATACAATTTGATAAGACTGCACATGACAAGCTAGTACAAGCTCGTGTACGTATGCTTATGCGACATCCGTTTTTTGGACAACTTGCACTACGTTTAAAACTAGTACAAGCAGATGAATGGTGTCCTACTGCCGCAGTTGATGGTCGTAACTTTTTCTATAACAGTGCATTTGTTAATATGCTTGATTCAGATGAAGTTGTATTCCTTGTAGGTCATGAACTTGGACATTGTATGTTTGAACACTTTATGCGTCGAGAAGACCGTAATCCTAAACTATGGAATATGGCAGGCGACTTTGTTATTAACTGGATCTTAAAACGTGAACGAATTGGTACAGTTATTAATAAAGTTAAAATTTTACTTGATCCAAAATATGCAGATTGGACTACTGAAGATACATATGATGATTTGTTGCAAAACAATGTACAGTATCAAGATACATTAGATGTACACTTGGACATGGAAGGCAACGGAGACGAAGCAGATGGAGATGGTAAAGACGGTAAAAACAAAAACAGTAAAGGCGGAAAGCCACAGCCATTAAGTAGTGAAGAGCGTAAGAAGTTGCAAGACGAGCTCAAAGAAGCTATGATGCAAGCCGCTCAGCAAGCCGGTGCAGGTAATGTACCCGCAGAAATACAACGTATGATTAACCAACTGACAGAGCCTAAAATGGACTGGCGTCAGTATATACGTGCAGACATTGAAAGTAACATTAAGAACGATTTTACTTTTACTCGTCCTAACCGTAAGAGCTGGCACACAGGTGCAGTACTTCCAGGTATGGATAGAGACCAGCAGATTGATATTTGCCTTGCAATTGATACAAGTGGTAGTATCAGCAACACAATGGTAACTGACTTTGTAAGTGAAGTTGCAGGTATTATGGAACAGTTTGCAGAGTATCGTATCCGTATTTGGCAGTTTGATACTAAAGTATATGGTTATGATGAGTTTACACATGACGACGGTCGTGACATCCGTGAATATGAAATTATTGGCGGAGGTGGTACTGACTTTGTTGTAAACTGGAGTTTTATGGAACAAGAAGGTATTGAACCCAATCAGTTTATCATGTTTACAGATGGTATGCCTTGGGGAAGTTGGGGAGATCCAGATTACTGTGATACTATGTTTCTTATCCATAGTAAATATGGTGGTAGAGACATCGAAGCACCATTTGGAACAACGGTTCAATATGATTATGAAACACAAAAAATGGCAAGAGCAGCATAATGTATTGGTATAGTAATAAAAATTTAGGCGACAACGATATTGAGTTGTTAGCCCGAACTGAAACAGTAGAAAAGATGATGCGTAATCGTGTTACTGTTGACTTCGGGGATAGAAAAACCCCCAGTTTTGATGAGATAGGTCTTGATAATACACACGATATGTATTATATTAAGATACTAGGTAACAAGGTGTTACAATTTTGGTTTTATGATGCAAGAGATTTATTAGATTTTGAGCAAATATTACATGAGTACAAAATTAAAGCACCTGTTAATGATAAATAAAAATACACATTCTTAAAATAGGAGAATTAAAATGAGCGAAGAAAATACTCAACCAGCCGCAGATGCGGCAACAGAAGGTCAAGCACCTAACCTAACTGTAAATGATCTAGCGGCAGTAGCCAATGTAATTGATCTTGCAGTACAACGTGGTGCATTTAAAGCAGCTGAAGCCAAGCAGGTTGGTGAAGTTTTTGATAAAGTTGCAGGTTTTGTTAAGCACGTAGGTGAGCAACAAAAAGCATCTGAAGAAGCTGCACCAGCAGAATCTGCACCAGCAGAAGAAGCACCTGCCGCTTAAGGCAAAAGGAGAAATATTATGCTAAAACACGTAGGACACGTAATTAATACAGGTCGCCGTTGTATAGTTGTATTTCGCGAAATCTACAATCAAGATGGTAGTGTAATGGAAGCAGATAACTGTTTAGTTATGGAAACTGATTCATTACCAGATCTTGTGCATCAGGATATGATGCGAATTGTAGAAGGCGGACCAGCACAATCAACAGGTAATTTGTATGAGGTATTAACACGAGAACGTCTATCAGATGGTACAGTAGCACTTAATTGGTTACACGGATCTAATAGACTTCGTAAATACCCAACCAACAACATTATGCTAACACCTGATAGCAATAATGAGTTGCGTTTGGATAAGATGAATCGAATCTTAACATTACAGGAAAGCGGAGCATCTCAACAAGAGATTGAAAATGTAATGGTTGATGATACAGATGGTGCACCACGCACTAGTACATCAGCACAAACTGCTCCACCTGTCAAGGAAACTGAATCTGGTATACTTGATGATTCTGCAATCGCTCAACAGCGTTTACAGCAAGCTGAAACCTTCCTGCAGGAGGCTGAACGTTTAAAAACAGAAGCATACGAACTAGATCCTAGTTTAAAGCCCAAGACTCGTGCTAAAAGAACTAGCACTAAGAAAGCAAAGGTAGCTATGTAAAGACATGGCCATTTCAAAACGTGACCGCAGTTTTAGCAAAATAATTAATGAAGTGGATGTGGATACAATTCCCGTTCACTTCATTAAACGTCTAAAACTTACACTGGATGATGGCTCTCTTTATATAATAGAACAAGACGAAGTACAAAAAGCTAGTAGTGTAGAAGAATTGCTTATGAGTATGCACATAGCAAATCAACTAGTTGATATGAGTATTGAACTTGACTATGAAGGCATAGAGCTTGACGTTACTGAAAAAGTTACTAATCTATTAAACAAAGATGAAGATGAAAAATCATGATCAAAGCTATTTTAGCTTGTGATGAACAATGGGGAATAGGCAGAAATGGTACTTTACCTTGGCCTAAAAACTCAGCAGACCTTAAATGGTTTAAGCAACAAACATTTGGACATATTGTTATCATGGGCAGACGTACTTGGGAGGCAGAGGGTATGCCTAAACCTCTACCAGGTAGAATAAACATTGTTATTACTTCAAATGGAAGTATAGATGAAGGACCTAATTACACCACAACATTAGAAAAATTACCAACAATACTTGATAATTATAATGAAGAAAAATGGATTATTGGTGGTGCAATTTTAGTTGAAAATTATATAAAAAGTATAGACGAATTATATTTGAGTAGAATTGAAGGTAATTGGAAATGCGATACATTTTTACCAGAAGAATTAATTACAGGTAATTTTGTATTACAAGAAGTACAAAATGATCGCGAACTTACTATTGAGAAATGGATAAAGGATGAAGCAGTATCTTGATGCACTTAATTTAATTTTAAATCACGGACAAGAAGTAGAAGACCGCACTGGCGTTGGTACACGTAGTATCTTCGGGCACCAGATGCGGTTTAATCTTCTAGAAGGCTTTCCGGCTGTCACAACTAAAAAACTTACATGGAAATCAGTTGTGGGAGAATTACTGTGGTTTTTGGAAGGCAGTACTGACGAACGTAGACTTGCAGAAATTACACACGGTACAAGAGACCTTAGCAAGAAAACAATATGGACTGCTAATGCAGAAAACCAAGGCAAAGCACTAGGTTACACAGACGGAGAACTAGGGCCTGTATATGGTAAACAGTGGCGTGATTTTGGAGGCGTAGATCAATTACAAGTTGTTATAGATCAAATTAAAAATGAACCTGATAGCAGACGTATTATTTTAAATGCATGGAATGTAGGAGAGCTAGATGCTATGACACTGCCTCCTTGTCATACTATGAGTCAGTTTAGGGTTATTAATGGAGCCTTAAGCTGTCAGCTGTATCAGAGAAGCGCAGACATGTTCTTGGGCGTGCCTTTTAACATTGCAAGTTATAGTTTGTTAACACACATGCTTGCACAGATATGCGAATTAAAAGTAGGAGAGTTTGTGTGGACTGGTGGCGATTGTCATATCTATCGTAATCATTTTTTGCAAGTACATGAGCAAGTAAAGCGTACTCCACAAAAATTACCACACTTATTAATGCCTACATTTAATAGTATCAGTGAATTACTTGATACAACACCTAGTGATTACAAATTAATTAACTACAATCCAATGCCAACCATTAAAGCACCAATGGCAATATAGATAAATAAATATAACAACGTATTAAGGAGATAGTAATGGCTACTAGACAAACTGTTACACTAACAAAAGCAGACGGAACATATGCAGACTACGATGAGGCAGTTGCAGGCGTTAGGGCATTAGTTGACGAAAGTGTAACTACAGCCCTTAATAACAGCAGAACAGCTGCAGAATTTACTAATACAGCCGACTTTGATGTCGATACTCAAGTTTTAACATTTGTGAGAACATGGGACGAAGATGCATTTAATACACACAAGGCGGCTATTGCCAGTGTTGCTGATGCAGGTAAAACGGCTTTAGAATCTGCTGGTTGGACTGTTACTGAAGCATCAGAAACTGTTTAAGATTTTTCACCTAGTAGTACTGCTACTAGGTGTATTCTGCTTTCAGTACTACTATTAAACGCTGTATGCATACGTGTAGTATCTGTATACCACCATGTATTTAAAGGCAAGTGTTTAACATTATCCTCTATAACCATAAAACAACCATCTTGCGTTTTAATAGGAAAATGTAAACGAGGACTATTATCACTATGCCAAGTTAAGCAAGTTTTTGGCAAACTTTCCATTAATCGTACTCTACCAACATTATATTTTTCTGTAATTTTGTAATATATTTCTTCAAACACACACCCTTTGAACTGACTATTAAGTTGTGTAAAGTCATTTTCTTGTTTGGGCGTATCAAACTTTGGCACATCATATTTTAATATTTTGCCATTGTCGTCTTTAATTATATTACTATTTTCCCAATCATAATGTAAACTTCCACATCCATAATGTATGTTATCTGGGTGTTCAGGCACAGTGTTAATACATATTTGTCTAAATGCTTTGGGCCAATTTATAGTATTTTCATCTAACAATCTTTGATATGTACTCGAAACATTACTAAATTTTGGAAAGTTTAGTTGTCTAAATATATCGTTCAATGTCTGAATCCTTTATATAACTTTTGATACTGTCCTTGATATCTTCATAATTACTTATTATCTCACTATAATCTTTATCTATTTTAATTGGAACACGTTCGCTATAGTTGTCAGGTAAGTATTTTATCCAATCTTCAGTTTGTAATATTTCAGTTAGTTTATTGTTAATTTTTTGTTGTGTATCTAAATCTTCATAGTAAGTAACACTATAACTATATCCTTTTTCTTTTAGTAAACTTTCTACTTGCCATAACTGTTTTGTTTGCTTGAGTAAATTACCAATTTGTGGAAATAATTCAGGATCAATATGTACTTTATCCTGTATAATTTTTTTATATCTGTCTAGATTATTGGGTCTTGCATGAAATAATTTACTTGTGTAAGCAACAAAAAAACTGCACACATAGTCTGTTATGTTACGTCTTTTGGTTATAACAAAATGTCTGTCTTTGTAAAACTCAATTATACTAGGATATGTATCAATTATTTGCATTGTGCCTTTTATATTAAATTCATTACCTTGTAATTTTAAATATTCTAAGGTTTGTATTTTGTATAAATTACGATCTTTTCTTGTTTTAAAAACAGGCGGATATACATAATGTACATTTAAATTACCACCACTTGCAATAGGATATAATTCAGCAGTATATTTTTTATCTTCTTTTACATCTAAAAACTCAGCATTACGACTAAATTCCAAAAACAACTCTGTATGATTACCTAAAGGTTTTAAATTATATGCGTTTTCAACATAAAATTGTGCGGTTTCAAACAAAACACTACTTCTAGTTCTAGGCGCACTTATAAAAAATGGTGCTTTACTCATAGGTAGTGTCTCCAGGCCATAATGGTAACTTTGTACCTGGCGCACGTTTTGGTATCTTGCTGTCAGCACTGCTTACACAACTAGGACTGATACACTTTACAGGCCCATCAAATAATTTGAATCCTGTTTCAATATTTCCAAGTGGTTTATCATGACAACTATAGGATCGTTTAATACTGCCATCAGGCTCACGTATAATAATGCCCCTATAACCACTACTACACTCCCAACCACAAAATTTGTTAAAGTTAAACGCATTAAATCTCTCCGCTTGATCCATGTACCAGTATTCGCCATCTTTATCTCTAAATTCTACCTGAAAATGTTGTGGAACATGACTGTGGTCTTTCCAATATAATGGATCAGGTTCTCTTTTAAAATTAGGCTTAGGTCTATCTACATGTTTATTTTTAATTTCAGTAAACCCACGCTGTGGCATACCGTTGTGCAACGTTTGTAATTGCTCTGGAGTGTATCCTTCAACTACTTTACTAGCAGTGGGGTCACTTTGTGGTTTAAGTGTTACATTAATACCTTGCTCATGAAAAAATAAAGCATTATCCCAGTCTCTATTGAACCATTCAGGTACCATAACTTGATTAATTGTAATTTGTACATCATGCTCTTGACAAAATATTAATTTGTCTGCAAATTCTTGCATTCGTTGCGGTGTGTTCACATGCTCTGTATGCAGGCTTGCTGTAATACTAGCTCTATGAAATTTACTTGCATGATCAACATAAGACTCAAACCATTTCATGTTACGACTACAATTACTAGTCATATGTACACTTGTAAAGTTTGTATTTTCTACATCTTTTGCAAGGTGCTCCATAATGTCCAAGTATCCAGGATGGAAAGTAGGTTCTCCTCCTGACAGGGAGAAGTGAAAAGAATTGAAACCTCGCTCTCGGGCTTGACGTTTAATTTCATCCACTGTACGCAAGCATAACTCGGTAGGTCGGTGGTCTTTACGGTCGCTTCTCGCATATGGCCAACAGTAGCTGCATTTGTAGTTACAGAATCTTCCGAGTAACCAACTAACTGTAAACATATCACGATAGAGCATAGTCCGCTGACCAACCCTAACAAGATCATCGAAGGGTATCTTAGTAAAATCATATTCGCTCCATTTTAAATCACTCATGCCAGTAATCTCCTTGCATAGGATCTATACTTATTTCATTTATTGTTATATTGTTAGGCTGGTCTATAATCCATTTAATATACTCAGCGGCTTGATCTATATCCATACACTTGCGGTCTGGATGTTTGGTTGCATTATTACTTAATGTGCCAAAGCTAACAAGAGTTACTTTAGGGCTCTTAGAGCCCCAGACACCATTAATTCCCCAAGTATTGCAATAATCCCTAAGGGCTTTTTTCTCTGCATTATACAGCCAACCTCCGCCCTTCTTGACACGATCTGTAGTACTACCAATACAAATTATGTGTGGCCTGTGATTTGATTCTACACACGTTTTTGCAACTAAATCTAGTAATACAGTTTGATTAAACTTCCAAAGAGCTGCACAAAGTATTATAGTATCATGTTCTAATGCTAGTTGTGCGAAACGTTTTTGATCTTTATCTAATGTAAGATCATAACCTGTAGTACGACTACAGTAAGTAATGTCACGTAAAAGACAAGATTTACCAATACTAGCACTAAGTCCAGTATCTTCGTTTCCGCTTATCAATATCTTCATTTCCAATATTCCTTAAACTCAGGATAATAATCTAATATATTTGTATTATGGTAATTATCTTGTGCTTTTGTATAATTTACAAATTCAGGCCAGTATTCATGCCAGTCTTCGCCATTCATATAATTTATAACATTAAAGCCAAATTTTTTCCAGCGGGCACGATAGTGTTCTGCCCATTCTCTAATAGGGTGTATATCTTTTAAATTACCACCAACAACATACTCTTCAAAGTCTTTAGTTACTTTGTCTTTTAACTTTTGCGGCAGTAACTTAGGATTTAATGCTCTTGGATATTGAACTAGACTACTGTGAAATTGCAAACCTAGTGTATTATGATAATAATCCGCTATTTGTGGTAAACGAGTAACATTTAATAAACTAGCAGTACATGTAGCACTCATGAATAAATTTGGTAATGTACGACGAGCTAGTTTAATATTATTTTCTGCTTCTCCTAAATCGCCTCTTACTCTAACATAATCATATATTTCTGGATAAGCATCTAAACTAACACGAATACTTACATGTTTAAAATGTCGCCAAAGATCTAATATACTTTTGCCTTTGTATTCTAATGTGCTAAAATTACTGTTGTATTGTAGTGTAATATGATGAGCTTCTGGTATAAGTTTTTCTAAAAAATCATAGTGCTTACTGTGGTATAGTGGTTCCCCACCCGTTATCATTACTTCATTGAGATTGGGACTAAGGAATGCCACTTCGTCTATTATATCTTGTGTAAGACTTACATGTTTTTCATATACTCTAAAAGTTCCTGCAATAAGCATTTCGTCCATTAATGCCTGATCCTTTTTAACAACTTGTTCCCATACACTACTGTATGTTGGACTACAATGTCTACACATTAAGTTACATATATTGTCAAATCTTATCTCTATACTTGTTAATTTTTTTAAAGGATAAGTTCCATCTTTTTTACATGTATTTCTTACCGCAGTTTCATCAATATTATACATGTCAATGCTACGTTGTCTTAGACTTTCAGCACCACTGCGTTCTAAATCCCAACAACTTTTGCAACTACTATGTTGTACACCATTAAGTAAATCTTTACGAACTTGTCTTAGTTTTTCACTGTTCCAAGTATCAGTAAGTGTATCTGTTAAAAAATCTCCTACTGGATCAGGATATCTCCAGCATGCACTTAACTTACCTTCATTCTTAATATTAAGATGAGTAAATGGCATGCCACAGAATGTATCTTTACTCATTAAAAATATCCTTCATTTCAGGAAAGGTAGCACTAAAACTATTGTTACGCTGTCTGTCGCATAATTTTAAAAATTCCTGCATCTCAGGTAAACGTACACTCCAGTCTTCGCTTTCCATAAAGTTTAACATACCTTCTAAACGTTTAATACCATAATCAGCTGATCGCCATTTGTCGTATTCTACTTTTCCTTTATACCAACTTGGTATACTTAATTCCCAATTAGCTTCCCACCAAGGATAAAACTCTTCATACTTTTTACGACATTCTGCTTTAAACCATGCAGGCAATACTTTAACATTAAGATGTGGCGGATGGTACACAAAGTGATAATTAATCCCACCTGCTCCAAAGGGCCACATGTTAATTTTATTAAAGCGTTGTTCTAATTTCCATTTAATAAAGTCTGGCAAGTAGTATACATTAAGTGCTTGTACTGCACAAGCAACTGTTACTTCTACATTGTTTGAAGTTTGGGTATCTAGTATATGAAATACTTCTTGTGTACGTTTCCATTCACTTGGATAACGAATATAGTCGTTCATTTCATGTATACTATCTACCGAATAATGGAAACGCACCAGTTTGAATTCTCGCCATAAATCAAATAAATCCTCTCGCCATTCAACTCCATTTGAGTTATAACGTAGTTCCAGATTTTTTGCATGGCCTTGCCTAATACATTCTTCAAGTATCTCATAGTGTTCCTCAATAATTAAACTTTCGCCTCCGGCAAAATAAATTTGTTGCATGTTTGGGATTTGTTCATAAAACTGTTCCCAAAAAGTTGGATTGTGTTTATGCCAGTTATAACTACTTCCGTTTATACTTCCTTTATCACGCCACTGTGTGTTGCTTTTTAAACTTTCGTTCTTAATCTGAGGATGTATTGCACTCCAATCCTTTATCCAACCACTACTGTCATGTGGGCTACACATTACACAAGCAAGTTGGCACTTGGTACCAAAACGTAAATCTATGTAAGTTAATTTAGGAGGCACACTGCCGTCTTCCTGTGTGTCTAATATTAATTTATCTACATCAACACGCTGACTCCAATATGCAGTTTCCCACATCCGTTTACTACGATGCCCAGCCGCCTCTTCTTTAAAGCATTTACTACAACTAGGAGGCACTTCTCCATTCAGCATTTGCTTGCGTACATTACGCATATATTTGCTATTCCAACTGCTTTGGAAGTCTGTTATGTTAAGATTGTTAGGTTTGCCTTCGTCATCTTTAAGTACACCTACCATACCACCATGTTCTTTATCGTTAGTAGGCCCAACGCTACTTGCGTTTGCTGTGCAACATACACGCATGCTACCGTCTGGTCTAGTACTTAAATGCACCCAAGGTAAAATGCAAAATGTATCACTTACTTTATTTGACATCTATTGTAAACTCCAATGGATAATGTTCTATGTTATTACTTGCAAGCTCAGAGTGTATTCTAATGTCACTTATAACAACGTCTTGTGCAGTTAAAATTTTATCTAAAGAAAGTTTTTCTCCACGTCTGCCTGTAAATGTGGGCTCTTTAATGTGATTAATTAACTGATACTTTTCATATAAATTATTTATATATTGATCTTCCCAGTGCATGTCTCCAACAATTACACTAGGGTTGTCTTGGGAATCAAAAAGTTCCATAACTTGATGAAGTTGATTATTTTGATTCGGAATATCGTAACTTGTTAAACAACTAATTATATTTAAATTTGGTAATCTAAGAGTAGGTATAACCCTACCTTGACTAATGCTATGTGTGGCTGGATTATTTTGTAATGTGTAACAATCAATATTGTTGCCACCTTTTACTAACATACCATGCTGTTGCCAGTTTTCAAAGAAATGACAATGACCAAAATAACTTTTATAACGTTCAGGAAACCTTTGTAATAAGATTACATCACAGTCGCGAAATAAACTTGTTATTTCTACAGGATTGGTCCTTGTATGATGCCATACATAACTGCCAACCCTAAGCATAAACTTCCTTGACAGCCCAGTCACGTTCCTGGCACCACCAACATTTTCCACAAGTTGTTGTCCAGTAGTTTGTGTCTAAATGATTACCTTCACAACTACGTGTCATATTATTTAAATCCCAAAATATACCCAACTGTTTTGCTAAAGTAATCGTTACACGTTTGTCAGCATTTCTAAATGCTTCTATAAACTCAACTAAGTCAGGATATTTCCAGCCCACTTTATGACTAGTACTAGCACTACCATCACTCATAGGCTGATGCTTTTTACAATTTGTATCTCTATGCAATTCTCTAAACTGATGCATATCTGCTGTGAAGTCCATGGGTACTGGAGGATTTTTTGTTACACCATTAAAATTTAGTTGTATATGTTTGTAAGGTTCTTGTAAATCATCTAGTAAACTTATATCAATACTTTCTTTAATTAAATTTTTCTGTGCTTCTAAATAAGATATGTTTTTATTTTCCCAATACTTGTATGCTAGTTTATATTGCTTGTCTTGTATATCTATGTCTGGAAAATGTCCTCTAACCCAATTAATAATATTATCTACAATTGGCAAATTATCTACTCTACGTCTGTGTTCATCATCAGTATCATCAGTCGCTCTAACTACTGTCAAAGGCATTATTGTTGCTGTAGGATTAAACTCTTGACATGTCTTTGCTACCATGTATAAAAGTAATGCACTATCAAACCCGCCACTGCATAAAATACTAATCTTAGGTGCATACACAGGAATATGTACATTTCCATATGGTGTTTGATAAATTTTATTCATTAAAGTACTCCTTGTATTGAGGTACAATATCTAATATATTTTGCCCTCTGCGCTCATCTAATTTTTTTGTTCTCACAACAAAATCATTCCAATGTTGCGAATGTAAACTATCTTTGTTCATATAGTTTGTAATGCTATCTAATACATTGCCTGCCTTATCCTGTAAATCTTCAGGAAATAATTTTAAACTTTTGCTGTATTTTTTAGCAACATCTTTTTTAAGTTCGTCAGGTAAAACTTGTATATTCATATGAAAGGGTCTATGTGCAACATGATGCGTAATTAGAGGCTTGCGCTTACTGCTATTTATTTTGCTATATCCTTGCTGTAATTTCCAAAGCATAAAGTCAGGAATATGAAATACATTTAAACTTGTAACTGTTAAACTAAGCCATGCATAAATGTTATTGGGTAATTGGTCTATTTTACGTAAGTTGCTTTCTATTGTATTCCACTTAGCAGGGTATCGCTGATACTCTAATACGTCTCCATATCCATCTACACTTGCACCAATAAGAACTTGTTTAAATTGCGCCCACATATCTAACACACGATCTGGTATACTAGTAACATTTGTATTATACTCTAGCAATATGTTTTTGGCATTATCCGTGTCTATACATTTTTGCAGGAAGTCGTAGTGGCGTTCTATCATTAACGGCTCGCCTCCTGCCATGTATACATGTTCTATATTATGTAAATTGTTTTCTAAATATTCCCAAAATGTTTCACTGTTATGCCAGTCATAATCATTTGTAAACCATCTGCCTTTGGAATTTTGTTCTAGTTCTACTGTACCGTGAGTGTCTTTATATTTGTTTCCATATAGTGCTACATGATCTTTATACCAGGTATGACTATCTGTTGGCCCACACATACGACAAGCAAGGTTACATAGGTTACCAAAACGTAAGTCAAGGTACCTGACAGGCGTGTCTATAGCACCTTGATCATCAGTTACACTAGCGGCCCATTCTTTACTGTATGTTTGTCCCCAGCGTTCGTTTTCGTATGTACGTCTGCTGTTTAGTCCGCTTTCTTCTTCTTGCTGGCATCTTGCGCATTCTGTACTCCAGACACCATTTAACATATTTTTACGCATCTCAAGCATCATTTCTGCGTTACGAGCTTCGTGCATATTATCTCTGCCAGCATTATAACTACGTCCATCAGGATGTCGTATTACACCTTGATTTTTAGTAATATTTGCCTGACAGCAAACTCGCACATCTCCATTGTTGCGTACTGCTTGAAATATCCAGGGTATTGGGCAATATGTATTATTCATTATGATTAGCTATCTTAAATTTTGCTATAGGTCTAGCCTCTTGACTTTTTGTACAACAACTGTGAGCACACTTCATCAACTTCTTACCTTTACCCAACCCGTATTTTGCTTCAAAACTTTGAGTCAGATCTTTCTTGTAAAAAGGATGATTGATTATTTCTTCTACAGTATACAGGTCAAGTCTGTTCCAGTCAAGCGAATTATAAACTTTAAACATATTGTGTTGTACTTGTTGCCAGTGTGTATTTTTGCCGCCAAATTCTGTGTTACGAACAAAACAACAAGGCCATAATCTTGCATTAAAGTCTACAAAATACATTTGTTCCTTTTGAAAGAAACACTCAATAGGATTATCTTCAAGAGGCTTAAACTTATTATATAAAAAATCTATATCTACCATTTGAGTTTCTACTGTACTCTTGTGATTTAATTTTTTAATCTCTTGTATTTTGTCTAGTCCTACATTCATGTGGCTTATTAAACTTCTATCTATACGTTCAATAAAATTATTAAAGCCCATTTGTTTACTAAGTTCTCTAGCCTCATCAACTTGATGTTCATTCCATGGAAAGATAATATACTGCCAGCCGGCATTTCCTCCAGCATCAATAAATGCTTGAGCATTGCTCATAATTTTATCCCATTTAGTGTTTTGTCTATATAGATGATTGGTATCTTCTAATCCGTCTACACTAAATTTTAAATGATGAGCTGGAAACTTCTGTAATATTTCTGCTGTACGTTTCCAATAATCAGGATTACGCACACCGCCATTTGTATGTATGTAAACTTTACGTATACCGTTTTCTAATGCAATCTCTAATATTTCGTTAAAGTGAGGATGCATAAAGGGATCGTCAACTGTACCACAAAAATCTAATTCGTATACTGTAGTAAACTCTTTTAGAAACTTTCTTATAATATCTAAACTTAATATTTTTTTATCAGGTATTATAGGATGTTTTTGATTGAAGTTTTTATAATCAGTTCGTGCGCAACCAGGACAAAGCGCATTGCACATGCTACTAATTTCTAGTTGCAATTTTATAGGTGTTTGTAGATAAGTCATGATCTATATATTTTGTTCCAATTGGTATGTCTTTGGTTTTTGTAGTCTGTACGTCTGCTAAACAAAAGCATCCTTGGTATTTACACTTTGTAGGATACGGAGGTATATTATATTTTATATCCTGGATATTTCCGTACCATATATCTCGAAAACATTGGCTACCTGCCTTATATCTGCCTTCTTTTGTAATTACTAATGTTTCTGTTCCTATGCTACAAAACCAATCTTCCCAGTCATTGTGTTTATTCATTATAACTTCATTGAGTCTAACTACTGGTGATTTATTATTATTATCGTCAACCCAATGCATAGGCGCATTTATTTTATTGCTTCTTCCCCATCGACTACAGTTTTTTCTACGTAAACGTTTTATAGTTTGTAGTTGTTCTTCACTGTAGTTTTGTAATTCAGCTTGTGTTATATCAATACGTACTACTTTTGCTTGCATCTGTATATGCTCACAGTTATCATAGATGTAGTTATACAGTTCAATACATTCATCAAAATGATGAACATCTATCATAACATGCATGCTAACATCTATTCCAGAAAGTTCTACTGCATTAAATTTTTTTACTATATCTTCTTTTTTTGTTTGTCCATGGTGTATACTTACAATTATATTATCAATTAAATCAGACCTAGCTGTCCACCATTGTGCGTTACGTGTACCATTAGTAAGTAGTCTTACTGTATTACGGTTATCAATTTTTTTGAGGTGTTTACAAACAGTATCCAAACTTGGCCACAACGAGGGTTCTCCCCCATGTACTGTAATGTTAATAGCTTGCTCGTTAGGCTTACAAATTGTTTCATAAACATAATCTAAAAAACGTATACTATCTTGACTACTGTGCCAAGGCTCACTACCATTAAAATTACTTGGATGGCAATACTTACAACTAAAATTACATAGGTTTCCTGGCGCCCAATCTATTATAAGTTGTCCAGTATAGTCGGGAACAAATGCACTATACTGTTGTTTCATTTAAATTGCTCCGCAAAAGGATCAAACTCAGTACCACACTTCATTGCACATACACCAAGTTTACCTGCTTTTATACTATCTTTATTCCAACTATCCTGAATATCATTTAGTATATTACCATTAACAACTCTGCCGTTCATTACAGCTTCTATGCCATGTTCTAGTACATCTATTCCTTGTTTGTCGCCAGCACGATCAATAAAGTCCCATATTTGTTCTACCCGATAATCTTTATGCCACCACTTGTACATACGCCCAGCAGTCCAACAGCAAGGCATCAACAATCCTTCTGCTGTAATAAAGATGTTTTTTTCTTCTGCTACTTTACATTTAATTTTACAACTGTCATAGTAGTCTTTCATACTACCATATTGCTTTTCTATAAGTGCAGTTTTTTCAAGTGCTAGGTTTTTGTTTTCTACTTTAATTGGCTGTGCTATTACGGCTGTTTTTTCCTGTTTACGATTTTGTGCTTGGTGTTCTGTTTTTGTTTTCTCACCCGTAGCAATAATAAATCTACCGCTTTTTTTCTTTTGAAAACGTTCACAGCCCCAACTCTTAGCAAGTGCTTCAGCTTCTTCAACTTGATGTTCGTTGTGTCCAAAGATAATAAAGTCCCAACGGGCTCTGCCGCCTGCATCTATAAAGGCTCGCATGTTGCGTTCTACATTATCCCATACAACTCCTTGGCGATATAAATGATTAGTGTCACGCAAACCGTCCACCGAAAATATGACGGTGCCCATCCTTCCAAAAACTTCAGCCAGCTGTCTCCACCATTCTTCATTTTTTGCCCCTGCATTAGTATTCATACTTAGCCACATATTAGAATTGTGTTCTCTAAAGTAGCGGAATACTTCTAGCGTATCACGTGCAACTATAGGATCGCCCAAGTTACCACACATGTACATTGTTTTTAATTGTTTTATAAAATTTGGAGGGAAGATACGCTTGCAATCTGCTAAACTTAGTTCAGCATTATTAATATGTCGATTGTCAGGACCACCATTTTCGTTACGATCACACATAGGACAAGCGGCTTGGCACCGTTGTGTTATTTCCAAGTGTACAGTAGTAATATCGGTATAGTTATACATCCATCACCAACTTTACTTCTTTACCTGGACCTATTTGGCTAGGGAGATCTCCATATTCTTCTATATACCATTCAATTACAGCACGATACCAGTTTTGACTATTATGGTGTGCTTGCTTATTAAACCTGCTTATGTTGTTGTTTGTAGCACCCATTACAACTAACGCCTTAGCACTTTCGGTTTGTAATTGCCGCAGTGTTAAATCGTCAATCATTTCTTACCAATCACCATAAACCTTGTGTACAGTTGTGTATCTAATTCACCACTATAATAAACTTCACTCATAGGGTATTTTGCTATTGCTTCCTCAATACCACCAACACAGTTGATATGTTGCTCATTACTAAAATAATTATTTGTTTGTAATGCTACAATACTACCCTCTGGTAAATTATTATACCAAGTTTCATCCATATGTTCACAACTTGTGTTTAGTATGAAGTTAGGTTTAATATCTAATTCAATAACTTCGCTTTGCTTATTTTGTGTATACGCCGTAAACGAGTTATTGGTATACTTAATTTCGTTTACATCCATATGTATGCCTTTGTACTTCCAACTAGCATTGTATTGTGGATAATTAAATTCATCCCCAATCCAGATACACTCTTCATCAGCTTCGATGTTATAGTATTGATCTATATTAAAATTATTAAACAAGAAATATGCAATGGTTGCGTACCATCCACCATAGTGTACTAGTGTACCTATATTTTTGTTATCTAGTATTTTGTTTAGTTCTTCTATTAGCCATATTTTGCTTTTTATTTGACCCCTACTAAAATGATCATTGAAGTTTGCTTTCTTTTCACAAAGACTACTCCAATAGCTAATACGTCTTAAAAAGTCATCATCAACACAATGGCTAATATAATTAAGAACTTTTCTGTGTGTTACATTTTCATAACCAGTTAATCTACTAAAAATAATATGAAAGAATTCTTCTGTATTTTCTGTTGGACCTCTGTAAACTTCGCTCATTGCAAGCTCTTGCATTTTCCAAATATTTTCGTGTATCAAGGCATTTTTAATTGCAAGATATTTTTCTAGCTGAGGATGATTTATATGTGTAAAATATTCATCTAGTCCATACAGCCAATGCAATGTTAACTGCTTAACACTATTTTCTTCAATCTGTTGACTCATCAAATCTTTCCTTTAGCCATTCAAAATCATTTATAAGTTTGAGTGCATTAATATTACCTGCATAATGTTCACCAAAGTCTTTGCCTTGCTGTGCGCCCATCATAGCATACTTTCCAAACTCACGTTTTTCTCCACGCTCACACCAAACTTTTAATCTGTATTCATTATCGGTGTTATCACCATTGGGAATAATAGCACTTGCTAATTTTGTACATTCCCTAAAAGCACTTTTCCAAGTATTAAAAGGATCTGTGTTGAATGCTGTAATGTTACTTATCTGAAATTTAGGTACAAATGGAGCACCAATAGTAGTCGTCATATCAACATTCCAATCTTCTGCTTCCATTAATTTTTTCTTAGGGAATAACTTAACAGCACCGTAACCATAAATTAAATCATTTACTGGATTACGGCTACGCCAGGTAAATACACATTCACTTTCGGGTATTCCAGGATAAGAGTCCCAATCTTTACGTGGTGTAAATTTAAAACTAAAATCTTCTTCTATTAAACAATCAGCATCACAAACATAAAAATGTCCTGTTTTGCTTTGCCTAGCACACTCTTTGTGTGCATCAAATATACCTTTAATGCCATGTACTCGTTTTGCATGTGGTGCAAATAGTTGCAGTAACTCAAAGTTTTCGTCTGCAAATGGTTCATCATAACTTAAAAAGAAAACGTCTAACATATTATTCCTGTCTAATCCAATGTTTGACCTTTTCACCTGGTCCAGGGTTTGTGCCTACATAAACTTCGCCAGTTTCTTGATCTAATAGTTTATACTTACTAGGACACTTTGTAACAATTTGTAACACAACAGGCTTTTCTAATTGCTCAACCTTTGTGCCGTCTATTAATTTTCTATAGCTCACCCTTGCTTCTCATTTCTGCTCTTATCTTTGTCGCACTAATATTGTGTACGTCTTTACCCAAGTCGTGTTCAGTAAATGTATATCCAACTCCTCGACCATAACTAATGTCTACAATATTAGGCACTGTCATAATTGTGTATTCTTCGTTGTATGTAAAGCCATGTTTATCCAATTCCCTTACTATATTATCAGCAACATCTGTAACAATAAAAGGATTATCGTCTTGTGTCATTGTACGACCGCCTGAAGCATCAGTGTCTTGTGGCACCGTTCTAATTTGAATACATACTTGTCCTGTTTCTGCTAAAGCACGTTTAAATAATTCTGTATGTCCGTCATGCCAAGGTTGCCAACGTCCTAACATTTGTGTAGTAGGTTTAAATTGATCAAACATTGTTTTTCTCCATCCAGCGTTGTACTACTGGCAATAACTGTGCATGTGTATCTTCAAACCATTTTTCTACATGATAGTCTACGTCCTCTGGCGTTTCAAACAAATCATTTGTGTCTTCAAAACGGCCACGAGAAATAGTATCCATCCACACTGTAAAGTTTGGATTAAACTGTTTTCTTGTTTCTTCTGTAGGACAAACAAAATCTGCAACTGCTACTTTACCAGCCATTACTATACCGTCTGCCAGATGTTTCATACGCTGTGCTTGTCGCATACGTCCTTCTGGGCTAAAATCCCAATCGTCATAGCTTGTTCGGATTACATCGGCATTTATATGAACCCCTCCAATAAGTTCTGCGAGTGGCTTAGCCAGCGTAGTTTTTCCGCTACCCGGCAAACCAAAAATTAATATTTTCATTTGTTTTTTCCTAGGTTACTTTTTTCTAAAAAAAGTTTTGATGTCTTGTTTACTTAATCCATAAGCCTCTTCGCCAGGCTGTAAGACATCTATAATTGTTTCATGATTGCTTAATTTTATAGCATTTAGTGCATCTTGTTTGCTAAATGCTTTTTGGTAATGTATATTAAATGTTTTTACATCTCCAGCTGGTCTAGTTCTTACCATGTAGTTTGTTTTTAGAGTATTTAGGTTCATAGCATCCTTTTTTAGTTCATATACAGTTATTATACACTCAAAATTCGGTTATGTCAACCCATTGTCTATCCCAATTTATTCTTCTTATAAATCCGTCTTTAATACGAAACCGTTTGCTTGTATATTTGTGATAGTTTTCTTTAGCAAATTCCTGCAATTCTTTGTAATTAGATACAGTAATCTTCTTACTGGGTGCAACATTTATTCCTGTACTATCCATAACATCTACTTCAGGATACCATTCACGATATTGTTGGTAATTGTATTTACTCTCTAATTTTAGTCTTTTAAAATCTTTATTTTGATCAAACGTAAGATCCTCATATAGTACAACTTCATGATAAGGAATATGATAATAATTATGTATTAACGCTTTGATGTTATAAAATATTGTATCCATTGCATGAGAAAAATCATCTAACGGTATAGATACTTTTGTGTCTGTATAACTTGTCCATTCGTTTGTAGCTTTACTACGTGCTAAACTAATACTTGTATCTAAAAAATTACGTCTTAGTAATACAATATTGTACCAGGGAATATTACGTAACCAATCGTTTAAATAATGTTCATCTAAATTAGGAAAATAATTAATATGATTTTTTGCTACTACATCTGTTTGTGTTTTAGCATCATGTATTACTTGTTGTATGTCATGTATAGGTTTTCTAACATTAAAATTAAAAACTTCATTCCAACGTATAAAATGTTGAGTAGGGCTATATCTATTACGTAGTAAATTGTAAAAGTACGTACTTCCCATACGAGGGCTAGTTAGAATTTGTATTTTCATTAAAATGTTCCAATTTCATAATACTAAAATCTTCATCGATATTTAATGTTTTGTATCTATCAGTTTTTCTTAACTTGTCTGCAAACTCTATTAGTTCTTGATAATTTTTTACTACTTTTTCTTTTGCTGGTGCTTTTGTATATACTGCTTTAAGATCTGCTAATACTTTATAATATGTATTACACAGTTTAGTATTACTCCAGTCTTCACGCAATGTACGTGTAAAGTTTTCGTAATATACTACTTCATTATAGTCGAATTCAAATTGATTTTCATAAATTTTAAGTGTGTCGTAGTATATACCTCTCCACCAATGTTCAAATAATTCAAGTTCAACTTCCATTTTTTTAACACGTTTTTTATATCTAAACCATTCATGCTGTGTAGTACTCACAATACTACTGAGTGTTATATCAAATATATTACGCCTTATCATAACTAAGTTGTAATCTATATTATTACGAAAACTGTTTAATAGTTTTTTTTGTTGTAAATCTAGTAAATGCTGTACATGATTTTTTACAACACAATCATTAGTATTACGGATATCATTAATATGCTTTTTATAAAAGTTAGTAACATCAGTATCGTCATTAATATATAATGTAGGATGAAACGGTTCATTACCAAACTCTACAAGTTGTAATGGATTGTGATACCTTCTTACAACATCATATATATAACTGGTGCCACCACGTGGTATTCCTATAATTTGTATTCGCATATTAAATCCAATTTTGTTTAATATAAGGCAATAGATAGTCCATTGCAAGTATTTTATGTAGCTTTTTGCTAGGATTC